AGACAATATTGTCACTTTTTTATTTGAAGATGATAATATTAATTATAATAGTGATCAATTAATCTATAGATATGATTTAATCCAGAATTTAACTTATAACTGGAATAGTAATATGGAATATCAAAGAGATTTAACTAGAGAATGTATCGAATCAAATCCTGGACCAGTTTCAGTAGATACACGAGATCTCTATTTTGCAAGTTATAATATGTTCAATGAATTAGAAGATTATAGTGATATTATTGAGCAAGAAACAATTGAATATATTTTTGACTTTTCTTACCCAACTTTCTCAGACGATGATGATTGTCTCGAATGGGAATGTTCTAGTGACGCATTTGATTATGAATATTTAGAAGAAATGCAAGCTAGTGAAACTTCGTCATCTGATTCATCAGATAGTAGTGAAGTTTCTTCGGATAGTTCTGTAGATACATCCTCAACTGTAAATAGCGGGAACACATGGTGTTCACATGAAGATTACAGTGATGAGGAAGATGAGAATCTACGAGAATGGTATCAAGCACAGGATGTTAAATTTTTTATATTATCTCAGAATTCTGAAATAATTGAAAGATGTAATGATTACATCTCCTTATATTTTGCAAGGAGATGGTATGAGCATAATGATACAGAAATTGATTTTATTTTATCGGAACTTCGAAGAAGTGAGATTATAATAGAATCTCTAGGCGGTTGGGTCAAAGACCTAACCGACGAAGGTATTGAACCTAATCCAGGACCTGATATGTCCGCTATTGTTTTAACAGCTGAAGCTTATTATGGTAAACAAATAGACTTTGTTGAGTCTCTTTTAATTTTTACTTATAATTGCCATTCAGCTAAGAATAAAAATGATATAGTTGTCGCTATATTAAATTATCTTAAACATACCACAACAAGCGGCTCTTTATTAACATCAGATTTAAGCGCTAACCTTATGGAGCGTGCACAACAAATTTATGATATGTGCTTACAGAGTGATGATGGTGACGATACCCCCTATATAGAGTGTCTTTCAGATATTTTACAGAAATATGACATGATTAAAGAAAGCACACTTTATAAAAAGATATACAAATTTTTTATGTATATCTTATCTTTATCAATTTTTGGTAAATTTGGTTTATCCCTCGATAATTGCAATTATACCGCATTAGAACAAGAGGCAATCCAAAGAAAATACCATTTAGGACCTGATTTTATACATTGTATGTTAGACACCATCGTATTTATATACACTAGAGGTGTGCAAAGTATTAAATTAGGTACAGTTGATCCATTTTTCCATGACGAGTGTTTGTATGGAATTTGGGTTAACAAATGTATGGAACTTAAGGCAAAATCGCTTTATTTATCGAATCCAGAAATATTAGGTTTTACGCTGTTTGATTATTTATCAGATCTTCGTGAAGCTATAGATACAGGAAAATGTATCTATAAGGCGATAAGACCCATGGATAAGAATTCGAGAAATTTCATAGCTAGACATCTAAGCGAATGTGAAATGCTTTTACATAATGCTATGTCAAGAAAAGATGCACAAAAAAGTAGAGAAGCTCCCTTCTCTGTTTTAGTACATGGTGGTTCTAGCGTTGCTAAATCAACATTTACACGATTACTTTTCACGTATTTTGCTAAACTTCATAAGTTACCTCTAGGCGATGAATTTATATATACACGTAATGCCGCCGATGAATTTTGGGTTGGCTTTAACACTACACAATGGTGTATTATTATGGATGATATAGCCTATTTGAACCCCAATAAATGTGGAGAAGTTGATAAAACCTTAAAAGAAATTATACAAATTATCAACAGTACAGCTTTTGTACCCACACAAGCAGCTTTAGAAGATAAAGGAAAAACACCTATGAGGTGTAAGTTGGTTATTGCTACCACTAACACCATTCATTTAAATGTTAACACTTATTTTTCCTGTCCTTTAGCTGTCCAAAGAAGATTACCTTATGTAGTCAGTATTAAACCTAAATCAGAATATACTATTGATGGTTGTATGATTGATGGTGCAAAATTACCCGCTATTGATGATAGTGAATTTCCAGATTATTGGACATTTCAAGTTTTCAAAGTCGTGCCTCACGAGTTGAATGAAGAAGGCGGTATTCAATATGCTAAACACAAATTAATCAAAGAAACCTCTGATGTGAATGAATTACTTGTTTGGTTCGGCCAAACTAGTAAACGTTTTTTCGAAATTCAGAAAAAAGAGATGAATTGTAAATCATTAATGCTTGACGTTGAGGTTTGTGCAGAATGTTGTTATACTAAATCACGCTGTGTTTGCGAGAAGTTGCAAGCTGGTGAAGTTGGATCTTATCAACATGTTTGCCAAACATTTATAACCGATTACATTATTATGTTTCTACTTTGGTTTTATACATATACCTTTAAATTTGGAGGTTTTATATTCTATTACATTGTTCAGTATATTATATCATATTCATTAAACGGGAGGCCTCGCGTCTCTGCGTACTATGGAAGACTCATTGGTGCTTCACAAAGATCTTATCTTGGTGGACTTTCATCAGATCAAGTCTCTCAACTCAAAATTGTTTTCTCAATTATATTCTTTGGATCTATGGCATATTCTTTCTTTAAATCCAGGAAAAAAGATAATTGCGACGTACAAGGAACAACAGGTTCTCGTCCCGAAAAGGACGAAGATGAGATTCCTAATGTATGGTATAAAGATGATTTTCGCGTTACTGACCTCGATATATCGAGGAAAACTTGCTCGATGAAAGGTTTAGGAGAAGATAAAGTAATATCATTATTGAGTGAGAATTGTGTTACGATTATTTCACGATCTAAAGATCATAATAGATATTTAGCGAATAGAGCTTTTTGTGTAGGTGGTCAGTATTACTTAACGAATAATCATGCAGTGCCTGATTATACTAATCATACCCTTGATGTAATTACTAATCCTAATACAGAAGGTGTTCGAGAACAATATGTTATACCTTTAACATCTAAAATGATTCAACGATTACCGGAAAAAGATTTATGTCTTTTGTGGTTACCACAGGTGCGACCACGGAAAAATCATATTGATTTATTTTGTCAGAAAACTTTAAAAGGAATACATAAAGGTTATTTGTTAAATCGTAAAGACGATGGTGTAATACATAAACAACCTGTATTTAATGCTTATCATACTTGTGATAAGATCATTGATTTGGACATTTCGTGCGAATCTTGGGTTATGCAAACTAATACACCTACAGTCAAAGGTGATTGTGGTTCTATCGTCGTTAGCTTTTCTAATGGAGGACCCATTATCTTAGGAATACATGTTGGTTTGCGTCAAGATGGTAAAATACGATCACTCAAAGTTTCACAACAAGATGTTGAGAAATTATTGTCATCTTATGATGTACCAATAATACAATCTGGTAGAATTAATTATTCGGCTCCAAGTAGCGAAC